GCCTGAACCAAGTGTAACTGAATCGGCGGCTTCTGAGGGATTAGGATTAGAATTATGAATAATAGTTGCAGGTTCTCTTGGAACAAGATCAACTCCTTGTTCATAAGCTAAATTTCTCGGTCCTAATTCATCAACATACGCTTCATGTCCAGGTTCATTGCCAGGCTCTATGTCACCTTCTATTCTTCTTGGATCTAGAAACCCTTGACCACCTACTGATGTTCCATCATTATTAACTCCCTTTGCATCTAATTCTGGAATACCACCAATCGTTCCAAAAAACATCGGTTCTTGGCCTGCTTCACCATCGCGATAAAATCCTACTACCCACGTTCCTTCAACTGGGCCTAATGGAGATGTACCTACTCCTGTTTGACTTGCTGAAGTAATTGGAGCAACAGGATACGCCCACGGCAAACCAACAGTAGGTTGATCATTCTTATCTTCTGAATGCCATCCTAATATTCTAATTTTACATCTACCAAGAAAGAGGGGATCATGGCGGTCTTCGACAACTCCTTGCCACCAAACAAATCCATCTTTTCCCATAAAATATGACATATATTAAAACCCTCTACTTGTATCGCCTGTATTTTGAAAATCTGCTACTCTACTACTAGTATATTCTTCCGCAGTTTGAGTTGAACTTGAACTGGCTTCTGGAGTTGATCTATCTTTACCAACAGATTTATTTAATGAATCCTTTACTGCTTCAAATTGTATTTCATATTTTTCTTTATTGAAATGATGTCGTAATTTGGTAATTAAATAATATCCACTTAAATACGTATGATGTTGTGATTGTGTCCGTCCATCTCTATCTTCAAGATATTGTGTAGGTAATTTAAATTCAATTAGATCTCCTACTGTTCTAGTAGATAATCCAGGCGCCCTAATATTTAATTTAATATTATCAATTTCTTGACTTTGAACCATTCTTGATTGCATCCATTGTTCTACTCTATTTGGTTGAATATTAGGAGCTGCTTCTTCTTTAGGTTCTCCATGAACTCCTAGTGTTCCTACTGATTCTTTAAATACTTCATCATGTGCAAAATTAGTAGGATAAAAAGCTATTACCGATTCAGGTGAACCTAATGCATCTTGTTTTTCAGTAGCTAATTTTCCTTTTCCTAAATGAGTAAATTTATCAGTAAAGTTTTTTGCATCTTCAGATTGTTCTAAAAATTCTATTACCTCTTCTGCACCGATATTATCATTTTTTTTAAACTGTCTCTTCAATGCCGCTTTATTTACCAAATTAAAATCTAATGTATCATATTTCATTCTAATTAAATCATGAGTAAGTAACCTATTAGCATACATTCCTTTTTGTAGATTTTCCATAACATCAAAATTAGAAGAAAATTCATATTGATCAACGGCAGTCATTTCTATTGCCACATTTTTAGGTTCACTTTTTTCAATTCCTAATCTTTTAGGTTGAACTACATAAGTTTCTTTTACAGGATCTTCAGGTATTGTATATACTATTTCTCCTCCGGATGTTCTTTGACTAGGAGGACCTTGTGCCTCTGAAGTACGATATCCTAAACCACCACCCACCATAAGAGTTTCCAAAGAAATAAAAAAGAATCCCCTTATAGTTTCATAAAAAACAAAACTAGATCCAACTGCATGTTTTTCCTTTGCAACTGCTCTTTGTGCCAAAAAATTAAAGGCTTTAAATGGTGTTTGATTTGGTATAATTAAATCTGTATTATTTTTAGTGGGCTCAATAAAGATTTTTTTCGCGTCTGGTCTACCCCTTTGAAAAAATTGTTTATAAAGTCTTTCAACTAACTTAGATATTGTACTTGGTTCAAAATTTTGAGCTGGATCTAATGCTGATTTTCTAACTTTTTTCTTTAAATTTAAAATAGCTTCTTCAGAAACTAAATTTAATGTATAAGTCAACATCTGATCATTAAGTTTGGTAATGTTATGAATTTTAACTACTCTAAACTTTAAACTAAGTCTTCCTTCATTTTGACTACCTTCAAACGGTCCTGGATGATTAGTTTCAGGTGGCCTTTGTTTTACAATACCTTTTGTTTTTACTTGAATGTGTATAGTTTCTTCACCAATAATAGGAAGACTTTCCATTAATCCAACACCATCTACTATTTGTATATCTGCGGTAAGATAATTTCTAAAAAGATTTTCATAGATATTAAAATCTGACCACGCAGCCTTCAAATCAATATCACCTTTTTTATGGGGAGAAGTAATGGTAAGTTTTTGAAGTTCAAAATCGCCAGGAAATGAAGGGAGTTGTCCTTGTTTTGGATTTTTTAGAAATTCAGATTTTGTTCCATGATCTGTGGTTTCAGGAGTTACACCTATTCCCTTATTATCTCTATCGATAACAGTAAATTGATTAGACATTATCCAAGTTTCTCCGAATGTTCAGAGAGTATGTCTGAAACATATTTCTGATCAATTAACTTAATAGTTCGTTTATCATCATTTCGTGTTACTTCCCAATCATAACAATATACAATTTTTCTATCTGCCGCATCAAGTGCATTATACGATGTTACATCAACTTCAATAACCTTTTCAGGAAGTGATTCTGATGTTCCAGTTGCTTCTACTCTAGCTCTAACAATTTGTTCATAGTGATGTATAGTATTCTGAGCATCATTAAGAGTACCATACTTATCACTAATAAAACTTCCAAACTCTCTAGAATTTAATGGCCAGTCAAAAACGGGATCTTGTATATCATTAATCAAAAATATTAACCATGTATATTTTACATTACCATACATTTTAAATGCGGTTACATCTGGTCTTTCTGATTCTGGTATTGTATAGGGAAAATAATTAACAATAGAACTTGTAAGTATTTGTCTTATTTTCGCTTTAACCATAATGTTAATAGCGGTCTTAGTCTTTATAGGTCTAGCCCCAGAAATATCATAATTTATTTGTGGATAATGCATAAAATATTCTGACATAGTTAATCTCTCCTCTTACATTCCTTTATCTATTTTTTCTCTGTACATTATATCTAATTCCATAAACGAAAGTTTCATCGCTATGGAAACAGGATATTGTGTTCCCTTAAAAAATAAAGGTACATTTTCTGTATCAAAATTTAATTCACAAGCGGTTAATACAGATTTTCCTATATTAAACATGGGATTCTTATTGGAGTCTGGTAACTTTTTTCCACCAATATAAAACGTAATTTCAAAAGTATCAGGATATCCAAACAACATTGAAGGTGCAGTACTACTATCTCCACCTGAATGTGAAGGTAACATGGCCTTTTTAAATGCATTTGCAATTTTTAAACAAGATTTAGATTCATCTTCATTTTGTGGTAACATTTGAAAATCAAAACTAAAATCTCTCATATCAGTAGGACCTTTATATGCTGCAACAGTAAATGGATTAAGTACAGCACCGGTTGTTCGTTCCATTAAAGTCTTCGTACCCTCCAAGCCACGTATCCCACTTGCAGCTTCTGCCATTTTAAGTGTACTTACTGTTCCCATTTCACTTTGTAAACCAGATTGTGTTGCTCCTGCAATCTTTGTAAATGCATCCAAACTAAATCCTGATTCTGAACTAACGGCCTTTTCTACTGCTCCAGCAACATCAGATGCTACCGAACCTGCACCACCTAATTGTACAGATTCATAGGATGATTTATAAGATGTATTTAATGCGCCTCCAGGAATATACATTGCTATATTAAGTGTTGGTTGTTGCAATTTAAAATCTTTAGCTTCAAACATCATATAATTATCCATCGATGCATCTCCACCCTGTTGAAGTAAAGAAGAAGGATATTCGTAATATTGTACTTCCTGTGAAGCTGCAGCTTCTGGTGGCGGATTCAATACACTTGGTGGTCCTCCTGCCATTGTTATTCTCCTTTGTTAAGAATTGATTATTTTGAACTATCTATATATTTATATGGCATACAAAGGAAAATTTCGTCCTCAAAATAGAGACAAATATAAAGGTGATACAAGTGATATTCGATATCGATCTGGGTGGGAATTAAAGTTCATGAAATACCTTGATCGACAACCTGAAGTCTTGCGATGGTCTAGTGAGGAAATCATTATACCATATAAAAGTCCAATCGATGGTAAATGGCATCGATATTTCCCTGACTTTTGGGTTAAAACCGCTAAAGGTGAGACACTAATAGAGATTAAACCAAAGAAACAGACAAAACCACCAAAACTTAATCCCAAACATAAAAGAAGATACCTAAAAGAAGTTAAGACATGGGGAATCAATGAGGCCAAATGGAAAGCTGCTGAAATAGTATGTGAAAAGAGAGGATGGAAATGGCAAATCCTAACAGAAGATACTCTCAATAATACTAAATAGTTATATTATGGCAGAAGAACAAACGTATTTAGAAAAATTAAGGGATGTAATTGGAACAGGTCAGGCCACTGCGCAAATGCGAGCTGCGATAAGCTGGTTTCGTTCAATGATTGAGAATTATGGAGTAACAGGTATAAGAAGATCACTTTCTTCTGAAACTCCGCAAAGTATTATGGCACAAGGAGATTATTCTCCACAAGCATATCTTGGAAATATGTATTTTTTCTTTTATAATCCTAAACATAAAAAAACTCTTCCCTGGTATGATACGTTTCCTTTAGTTTTTCCTGTTAAGAGTTTTTCTGATGGATTTCTTGGTTTGAACATGCATTATCTTGCTCCAAAAGATAGAGCAATATTAATGGATCAGCTCAAAGAATTTGCGAGCGATACAAATTATGATGAAAATACTAAATTACGATTAACATATAATATGTTAAAAGGATTTATGGGAGGTAGAGCTAAAAGGGCAAGACCAACTATACATCGATATTTAAATGGTAAAGTTAAATCACAATTTATTCACGTTAGTGCTACCGAGTGGGAATCTGCACTATTTTTACCTGTTGAAAGATTTAAATCGCAAACACAAGGTGTAAATAACAACATGGTATGGAATCATAGCCGAGAAAGGTTTTAATGACAACCGTAGCAAATCCACCATATTCAGAATTCGGAATAAGTGAATTTATAAGTAGAGTAGGCGCCAAGGGTTATTTTGCAAAGAGAAATAGATATACTGTTGAAATTACACCACCAAGTGGTTTGCTATCCGATCCCAATATTACCGATACTCCCGATCCTGCAAATATACAATTTCTCATTAAAGCAGTATCTTTACCAGCTAGAACTTCTGGAACATCCACCTTTAGATATGGCGGTAAATATGGTATGGAAGTTCCTTATGAAGTCACTCCATCAGAAGGTGTATCGATTACCTTTCTAGAAACAGATCAATGGCAATGTCGAAAATTTTGGTATAATTGGTTACAGTATATACAAAATACTGATTCATATAACATGACCTATTATGATAAGTTTAAAGGAGGTCTTAAAATTTCAATTTATAATGATACACAAGTGGAAGCAATGAATCCTATGCATCGAGTTGAATTAATAAATGTATGGCCTAAAGGAATGAGTGCTGTAGAATTGGGATGGGAAAATGCAGAACTATTAGACTTTACTGTGGATTTAGTATTTAAAAAATGGGAAATTGTATAAGTTAAAATTATTTTATTATAGGAGAATATTATGGCATTACCAAGAGTGGCAACACCCACTTATGAATTGAACATACCTTCAACTAAAGAAAAGGTTAAATTTAGACCCTTTCTTGTGAAAGAAGAAAAATCATTATTAATGGCATTGGAAAGTGGAAATGAAAAAACAATGTCTGAGGCTATGATGGACATTATTGCGTCTTGTAGTCAAGGAAAAGTAGATACTAAAAATCTTGCTCCTTTTGATATTGAATACATCTTTCTTCATCTTAGAGGTAAATCTGTTGGAGAAAAATTAAATGTAAAAGTTCCAAGACCAGAAGAATTAAAATGTTGTAAAGATGCGGCTGAAGATGATGTTCTTGAAATAGAAATTAATATAGATGATATAAAGGTAGATACTTCAAAAGCTGTATCTTCAGAAGTACAAATTACTAAAGATATTGGATTGAAATTAAAATATCCAAATCTCGATCTAGTAAATAAATATGCTTCAGCGGGTGAAAATATATCTGCTGATAATGTCTTTAAATTAATTTCTGAATGTATTGATTACATCTGGGATGGTGATGAAATTTACAAAGGAAAAGATTCCACTAAAAAGGAATTAGATGATTTTGTTGAATCTCTTAGTTCTGGACAATTTACAAAAGTAAGAGAATTCTTTGAAAACATGCCGAGATTAGAACATAAAATAAATTGGATATGTCCTAAGTGTAAGAAGTTAAAACCTCTAGTGTTAGCAGGAGTTGATTCTTTTTTCGGATAGCGCTGAGTCACGATTCCTTGGCGAACCATTTCCAAACAAACTTCGCCATGATTCAGCATCATCAATGGAGTCTAACAGAGTTGGAAAATATGATACCTTTTGAAAGACAAATATATGTATTGTTATTACAAAATTGGATTAAAGAAGAGAATCAAAGAATAGCGGCAGAAAACGCAAAACATAGGTAAAGGATTAAATGGCCACATTACAAGATGTAGTTGATAGAATAAAAGAATCTCATGGGGAGAATCAGTCTCGATTTCAAGATATAAGAGATGGACAAGATGAGACAATTAGAATTCAGAATGCTACGCTTAGTACTCTACGAACTATGCTCGATATTCAGGCCGATGCACTAACTGATGCTAGAGAAGCTGCAAGAGAAGCTGCTAGAATTAAAGGTGATGATGATGGTGGCGGTGATATACCAGATGGAGCAAAAGAAGAAAAAAAGGCCGGAGGTTTCTTCTCTAGGATGGGTAAAGCTATAATGAATCCTATTGGATCTATGGGCAAAAGTATGAAAAAACTAGGAAAAGGTGTTGAAAGTTTTCTAACAGGTCTTGCTAGAGGTCTTGCCGCTTTTGCTAATCCAATGGTAGTTTTAGGTGTAGCAGCTATATCTGTTTCACTTCCAATATTCGCTGCAGGACTAGCCGCGGCATTCAAAGTATTCGAAATGATTGCCGGTCAAGGTAAAGCATTAAAAATGATTACTGGAATAATATTATCACTTGGTGAAGCAATCGGAACTATTCTTCAAAAAGTCTTGGAGGGGTTTGGTAATATGGTCAGAAATATGGGGCCGTTTATGACTGCTTTCTTTGAAGGATTAGCAGTAGTAATTAAAGCATTACATCCAATCGTTGTAGATATATTTAAAGTAATAAAAGATATTATTACCGATCCTGTCCTCAATCAAACTATACAAGAAGTATTAAAAGTGCTTTCGGTTGCACTTCAAGAAATTAGTGCAATAATTCAAAAGGTAGGTGATGTCATAATATCTGTTATGGAAAATGTTTCGGGAATTCTTGATTCCATTTTTAATGGTATATCAAAAGTTATTTCAACCATTGGTGATACAATAGGAGGAATAATAGATTCCATAGTTGAGGGAATAGAAAGATTAACAGCCCTTCCTGCTGGAAACATGTTCGAAGTTGCTCTCGGATTAACAGCAATGGCAGGTGCACTTGTACTCTTTTCTGCGGGTGCGGCCATAGCCGGTGCATTCATGCCATCTGCAGAAGACCTTGACAAAATAGCAACTTCAGTTAAAAAGTTTGCTGACATGGATCCTGGCAATCTTGCACAAGTTGGAAAAGGAATGGGCCTAGTTGGTGTAGGATTAGGAGCCTTCGGTGTTGGTGGTGCAATAGCTGATCTTCTTATGCCAACAAATAGTGCAGGAATGGATGCTGTTGCTGAATCTGTTAAAAAGTTTGGTGCAATTGATGGTTCAAACTTCGCTACTGTAGGTTCTGGAATTACATCATTAGGAGTTGGATTAGCATCTTTTGCTGGTGGGGGATTTCTCGGTAGTCTTTCTGAAGGATTTGGAAAACTTATAGGTGCAAGTGATCCTGTTGAAAAGTTTAAAAAGTTTGCTGAGATTGGGCCAGAACTATCTCAAGCAGGTATGGGAGTTACTGCACTTGGAAATGCATTTGATGCATTCGATGGTGATAAACTAGAAAGGATAGGAAATAGTCTTAATAAGTTTCTAGGCACACAGGACATGGCCAAACTAAAAGCCTTCTCTGCAGCAACAGAAGGACTTGTAAGTGGTCAAATGTTAGCCCAATTACAAGTCCAAACCGCTGAAGCTGCTAGAACTGGAAGACCTATTATTATTCAATCTAGTACAAACACTAATGTAAATAATAATTCATCAGCAGTACTTGCAGGATCACCAATATCTACAGAAGACAATTCAAATACTTCTAAAATGAGTGGAGGCTAAGAGGATTTATAAAATCCATCTGACAAATAATATATCCAAGCATCCACTAAATCAGGTGATCCCCAACAAGCAACACTAAGTAATAAAACTATTACACAAAACCAAAATCCATACATAGTATTATTTTCATTAGACATTAATCTTGCTCAGCTAATTTTGCAAAGTAGGAATATTCTTCAGAATCTCCTGCAGTTTCTGCTACAACAGGTGTTGCAGTTTCAGGTGGTTTAACAGCTGCTTGAGCCGGAGTCATAGGTTTACCACCATCAAACGGAGCGTCTTCTACTGCAGTAGGAGTTGGTGTATCAGTTTGTAGACCTAAAACACGATCTAACTTCTGTTTCAACTCTGCATAAGACTTGAAGTTCTTTTCATTAGTAAACTCTTCCAAAGAATGTTCACCTTTCCAGATTTCTTCCATCTTGGCTTCATCTTCATGAAGAGGTGTAGGATTCTCAAATTCACTCTTGTCATAATTGGAAAAACCATCCAACTTACGAATCTTAATTTTGAAGTTACAACCTTCCCATAAATCAAATGGATTTACTGGAGTCTCATCTTCAAACTGAGGGTTCATCTTATCATTGAGTTTGTCCCAAATCTTCTTACCAAACTTATACAAACGAATAGTACCTTCGTTCTGAGGATTGGCAGGATCTTTGATAACGTAAACATTAGAAATGTAAGTCAACCTACGTTTCTGTTTACGAGCAATCTCTT